CCGGTGCCCTCCAGATCATCGAAAGCCAGCGCGCGGCTATCCTGCGGGCGATGGGGAGGGAGGCACCCGGGGTCGATCTGCTCGAGGAGTTCCCGGACCTGCAGCAGCGGGTGAAGGATGCGGAACTGACCCGGGCGGATGCTCTTGAGCTGGCGAACGGCCGCAGGCGCGAGGCGGCGCAGCGGCAGGCGGCCGGTCAGCGCGGCCAGCAGGAGCAAACGCAGCAGCAGGCTGCGCAGGAGAGGAAGGCCGCGCTCGGCTCGATCGACGCTTGGGCGGCGAAGATGCAGAAGGAGGACATCGACTACAAGGCGAAGGAGGAGAAGGTCCTCGCCGCAATCCCGGAGATCGTCAAGGAATACCCTGCCGGCCTCTGGCTGAAAACTTTGCAGCGGATGTACAGCGCGATCGAGATCGTGAAGCCTGCGCCCGCTCCTGACGCCGGCGGGGCACCGCTGCGGCCCTCGGGGGCCAAGCCAGGGGGCAGGCAGTACACCGAGCTCACCCCGGACGCTCTCCGGGCCGGGCTGGGCTATCCGACCGCCTGACTTTGCGCGCAAAGCCTCCGGGCCGCACCCCGGGGGCTCTCCCCGGTATAGTTTCCCCGTTTCTCGGCGTATCGAGGTCTCGCCAGCCTCCGGGCATGTTTTCCGGGTTCGCCCTCCGATGACGTAATCGCGCTTTCGTCCGGCGCTATGACGCATTGGAAGGAGGAACCCAAAATTCCGTTTACCAACCAAGAGATCACCGACGCCGGCAAGATCGGCCTCGACCTCTACCTCAAGAACTCGCCCATCGACCAGATCGCGGTCGAGCGCCCGCTGTACAAGGCGCTGAACGAGAAGAAGTCCTCGGCCCCCGGGGCCAAGCAGTACATCGTCGAGCAGTTGCGGGTCCGCTACCAGTCGAATTTCCAGTGGTTCAACGGCTCGCAGGTCGTCACCTACAACAGGCGCCAGTCGATCGAGCAGACGAACTACGCCTGGCGCTCGGCGCATGACGGCTTCTCCCTCGACGAGGACCGCCTGATCCAGAACGGCGTCAGCGTCTCCGACGACGGGCCCGGCGGCAATGCGACCGACGCCGAGATGATCCAGCTCACGAACCTGCTGAAGGAAGAGAGCGAGATCCTGAAGCTCGGGTTCACGGAGAAGTTCGACCAGGCGCTGCACCTGGACGGGACGCAGTCGGTGGACGCCATCACCGGCCTGGACGCCCTGGTGTCGCAGACCCCGACCACGGGGACCGTCGGCGGCATCGACCGGGCGCTCGCGGGGAACGCCTTCTGGCGCAACTACGCGCAGCTCGGGGTGACGGTCACGACCACGACCGGGAACGTGCTCGACTTCATGGAGATCGCCTGGCGCGCGTGCGTCCGGAACGGCGGCAAGCCCGACCTGATCCTGGTCGGTGACCTGTTCATGGACGGGTTCCGCAACTTCATGACGAACACCTACGGCCGGATCGACTACGAGGGCGTGGCGGTGTTCCGGGACATCAAGGCCGGCACCGAGACGCTCGCCTTCCACGGCGTCCCGATGACCTGGGACCCGGTGGCGGCCGACCTGGACACGCTGTTCGCGCCGACGGAGCTGTGGAAAGAGCGGATCTACATGCTCAACACGCGGCACCTGAAGCTCCGGCCCATCCAGGGGCAGGACATGATGACCCGCAAGCCCCCGAGGGCCTACGACAAGTACGAATGGTACTGGGGGCTTACGTGGCGTGGAGCAGTGACGATGAACAGGTCGAACGCGCACGCCATGCTCTCGCGCGCCTGAGCGACAGCTTTTGCCGTGGCCCATGAGCCCAGCGCGACCACGTTGGGCTCTTTTTTCGAGAGGTGATCCATGAAGGTTCTGGTCAGGAAGGACTCCGCAACCGTGATTCCGATCGACTGCGGTGAGGGGGAAGAAGGCGAGGCGAGGCTGAAAAAGCTGGTTGCCCAGCACGGCGCCGGCGTCACAAACGAGGACGGGAGTCCGATCGTCCTACAAGCCGCGAAGGAGATTAAGGACGAAACTCGGCCGTTCGACGAGTGGAAGAACGACGAGCTTCGCGAATATCTGGACGCGAGAAACATCGATTATCCGTCGGATGCCGTCAAGGACGACCTCGTGCGGCTCGTGAAGTCCGCGGCGAGAAAAGAGGCAAAGGCAGCCAAAAACTCGGGAGAAGTGTGATGAACAAGATTTTCATGCTGATCCAGCGGGGCATGACCGACCGGACGCCGGTCTGCGTGTACCCGTACGAGAAGCCCATCCTCGAGGAGATCCACGGCAGCGGCGCGCAGGAGGTCTCCATCGAGGAGATGTGCGAGCTCCAGGGTGCCTCCAAGGTCGAGAAGGTGAAGTTCCGCCACAAGGAAGCCGAGGCGGGCCCGACCATGCGCGAGCAGTACGAGGCCATGGTGAAGGTGGACCCGGAGCTGAACCCGCTGCTCGATCCGGAGGCCGAGTACAACCGTTTGATCGGGCTCTACGGGATGCACGCGAAGCTGAACCTGCCGAACGTGGACAAGGTGTTCGGCAACTTCGGCAACTTCCGCGCCGCGCTGCGGGACTACGCGAAGGGCAAGGTGCCGGCGTTCCTGGACAACTCCGCGCCGATCGAGGAGGACGATGAGAAGCCGCTTGCCGAGATGACCGACGCCGAGCTTCGCCAGGTCCTGAAGGACCGGGGCGTCAAGTTCTTCAAGGGCGCGTCGCGCGCTGCGCTCGAGGAACTTTTCCATGAGGCTGCGCCGGCCTGATGTACGCGACGCTCGGGGAGCTTCGGGCGAAGCTGCGCGCGCGTACCGGATTTTCGGCCGCGGGTGCGGCTGCGGGTGTCAACCAGGAGGCGTTCAACGCCATGCTGCAGGACGCGCAGGTCGTCCTGTACTGGACGCACGACTGGGCGCGGCTGCGCAAGTACGCACCGATCACCATCGGGGTGAATCAGTACTTGGTCGACTACCCGACGAACGCCAACCCCGAGCGCATCAGGGCGATTTCCATTCTGGTGAACGGCGTTTGGACGCCGCCCATCAAGAGGGGGATCGCGCCGCAGGACTACACGACCCAGGACTCGACGAGCTACCCGAGGGCGTGGGAGCCGTATGCGCAGATCGAGTTCTTCCCGAAGGCGGACCAGGTGTACACAGGGCGGGTTTTCTACGTCGAGAACTTGGGCAGGTTCACGCAGGACGACGACCGGGCGACGATCGACAGCGACTTGATATTCACGCTCGCCCTTGCGGACGCGAAGGGCCACTACCGGCACCAGGACGCGGCGAACTACAAGTCGCGGGCCGAGACGCTGCTCACGTCGCTGAAGGCGAAGAACTGGGGCAAGACGGTTTTCAACCCGCTCGACTACGGCGACGACGTGCTCGCCAAGCCGCGCGTCGTGTGAGGGGAAAGACATGGACGTCTCACTGAAGTCCGTCGGAACGACGGATGCCTTAGGCGGTACAGCAGCGGCGCTCTCTGCGACGACGCAATCCGGCTCGCAGCTCGTCAATCGTCCAGGGCAGTGGGCTGTCACGAGCTCGCCCGCGGCGAACACGGTGGCCTCGGCGAGCAAGGCTGCGGGTGCTGCCGGTGTGCGCCATGTTTGCAATGGGGTGAGCGCCCGGCTGATCGGCGGGACGACTGCGCCGGCCGCGGTCACGGTGACCCTGAACCTGCGCGACGGCGCGGCTGGTGCGGGCACGGTCCTGCAGAGCTGGACGTTCGTGATCGCTGCGGCGATTGGGGCCAAGGACGAGATCAATCTTTCCGGACTGAACATCATCGGGAGCGCGGCCACGGCGATGACGCTCGAATTCTCGGCCGCGGGTGGTCTGAACACGTTCGAGTCGGCGAACATCACCGGGCACTCGGTAGCGTAGAGGGGAGGGTAAATCTACGCCGGCCATCGCTTTCGACTCCTTCGCTGGCGGTCTTGACCGCCGCAACTCCCAGTCGATGTCGAGCGCGAACATCCTCTGGCAGTTGCGCAATGCTTACATCACGACCGGGAAGAAGATCAGGAAGCGGCCCTGCCTTACCAGGATCGCCA